CTTTTGAATTGATTTGTCTTTTAAAATTACTGGTTCATTGTCTAGTAATATTGTTTCGCTCGCCAACATATCAACTAGCAACTCTATTGTGTTTTCGTCAACCCATCCTGTATTTAATTTAACGGTTTGCGTCATATCAAAATTAAATTCTTTCTTTTGACCTCGTAATGGATTATAGTCAACTCCATCGGCTAAAAGACTATAGCTTTTATTTTTAACATCGTAGCTATCTGTTCTAGCTTTAAAGAATGTTACAAATTGCCAACCTCCAAACGAATTAATGTAAGTGCATTTTACTGGAGTATATAAACATTCATCTTCATTTAAAAAGTAAATAAACGGTTGCGCGGGAGTGCCTCCTGAAATATCTAATCTAACTTGTACGCTGTTTCCGTTTTCAAGTCCGCTTGTCGCAGTTCTATAAGGTACTTTTAACATAAACACATCTAGTCTTGGATCGACTGCATCAAATACAACTACATCTTCAATCGTTGCGTTGGCTAAGTTTCTATATCTGTAAACTAAATCATATCCATCCCCGTTATTATAATCAACAAGCACGTTAAAATATTGATTGTTATCGGATCGTTTAATCTTTACACCTGAATTAACCAAACAAACAACATCTTCCTCTATAAATTGATTGTAACCACCTTGATAGTTTGTGTAACCGTTAACCGCTACAAATGCTTGTTCCTCAAATAAAGTCCATTCATCGGTTAATAATATTTTCCAATAAGTAGTAACTGTAACCTTACGCCACATATTAAAATCTTCGTCTGTTGGTGTTACTGCGCTAGTTGATATGTTTTCAATCTCATCTTTAATGTAAGGGGAAATATTAAACCAACAATCTCTGTTTGTTACGTCAGGTATTTGCTTTTCTAGAGTTACGGTTTTAACAGGGATTGTTCCTGAAGCATCGACAATATCAACAACGCATCTAGTATAAACCTGCGTGGCTTCATCAACAAGTATTTTATAAGGACTTCGAACAAATATTACTTTCATTTCGTTGTAAATTTTAATAGATTATCTAAATCTAAATCAAATGCTTCTACTAATTCGTCAGGCAAATTTTTAAACGCACTTTCAAATGGTTTTGTAAAAAACAAACTCGGCTTGATTCCTTGTGCAAATATTCTTTTGGCTAGTATAATACCTATCGTATCATAATTGCCTCTTGTGTATCTGCCTTTTTCATCTCTTAACCTTATGTTTTTAGCTTTCGCCCACTCGCTAATAAATTTGCTCGGTGGTCTTTTATTCTTAAAACTAAAGGGAGCGTTAGGCGCTTTTTGTATGCCTCCTTTCACTAAATTAGGGTTTGCGCCTTTCACTCCTTGATCTTGAAACTCTCCATAATCTTCCATTTCAAATGATAATGAAAAACTATTTTTACTAGCGTTTAATTCTGACGTTATACTATCATATAATTTACTAGATACTTTCTTTCCGCCTCTTGTTAAATTAGCTTTAGATTGCGTTACAACGTGTTTAGCAAATCTATTAAGTACTTTGTCTAACTCTAACATATCGTCATTGTGTTTGGAACTACCACCGTAAATGATTGTTCAACTCCTGCTAAATTATTTTCAAATCTTTCAGTAAATAAAGTTGCCGGGCTTGCGTCTTGCAACTGCCAGTTATTGTCGCTTAATTCGCCTCGTCTTATGCTTCCTAATATTTTAAGAATTAATGCGCTTTGAGTATTCCAAATATTGTTTTTATTGTTTATTGGTGTTTTAGTTTCGTCAATGATATCCATACATAACACACTAAAAGATACCGCAATTGTGCTTCCTAAGTCTTGAAAGCCAGTACACATAACGTGAGTTAATGGATATAGTGTAACCTTGTCTAAATCCACATCAAAGATATCGCCATCGGTTGCTGTGTTACAAAAAGGCTCGTTTAAAAATGCTTCTTTGAGTGTGTTAATTGTTTCCCCTACCATTGTTTTTTAATTTTGCTATTTCTATTTGATTCTTTTCGCTTTCATACGATAACCATGTGAGCGCCTTGTGTATATTTAACTCGGTTGCATCATCAATTTTGAAAGCGTCTCCTTTGGCGATTGCATAAAAGCTATTATACCATCCCCATTTTTTAAAGAACTGGCTTTCTCTACTATAATCTGCTTCTCCGACTGTGGTAGTTGTTCCAAATAATCCATCGTAACGCTCAACAATTCTTTGCTTAAATTGTAAAAAAAAACCTGAACCGCTAGAACAATTGATATAGGCGTGTCTTTCATTAACTCTGCATATTGTTCTGTGCCTTTGTATGGTTCGACGTCGTAAAACTTTGATAGTTTCTTTGTAACTGGTCTATATAAAACCGCCATACATTTATGCCATTGTTCAACATCTGAATTGTAATCATCTAAATCCGCAAACTCTCCTGCGCTCATTTGGTCAAAGTTTGGAATTAAACCAAACTCTATTTTATCAATTGTAAATCTTGAAATCAATTCATGACTTCCGTTAAACAATTCAATCAGTCCATTGTAAACTTCATCTACTGAACTAAGTGTCATTTGTCTTACGTCTTTCATATCTACATTACAGAAAATTGAAACGGTTTTTTGTCTTACAAACTCGCTATCAGCATTGTTGGTGATTAGCTTGTGCCATTTTTGATATTGACCTAAGGTAATTTCATTTAATGAATCAGGAACTATTAAATTTACTTTCATAACTTATTATCGTTAAAGTTGTTGTTTTGTTGTTAGTTAAAATGAACGTTGTATGTTCCCTGATTTGGTCTGCCTATTAAATCCCATACAGCGTAACCTATTGCGTCTAATGCATGGTTATAATCATCAATAGGTGTTTGTGACTTTTTATCGTGCCAAACGTAGTTGTTAATCTCTTTAACTATATTAATACTGTCTGGGCTTATAATCAATTCATAGTCCTGCATTAATGCTATCCTATCAACTATTTTAGGTTTATCAATCCCTCGAATGTTTAAGCCTCTACTTCTTAACTCCTCAATCAATCTAGGTTCTGCACTATCTGCAATTATTAACCCTCGATGACCGCAGTAACGATTGTTTTCGATATAAATATCGCTTGTGGTTAACTTTGGTTTGTAAAGTAATTCTTTGCAGTAAATACGTTTGTTTGTTTTATCTATTGATATTTGAATTAAAGTTGTAGGGTCAACACTAAAACCGAAATCCTGACCGTATGCCGTAAGGTTTTGTTCTGTGAAGTTATCAATGCGCCAATTAGTAAAAACAACTCCCTCTGCTTTATCTAGCCACCCACCTAATATTTGATGTTTGTATTTCTTTGGATTGTTCTTTTCGATGTTTAGTACTTCATCGATAAATGACTGGTCTAAGTGTTTAATGTTATCACGGTAATCGGTATGGATATAAGTTACATCATCTTTGATTCCATTAAATCTTTCAGGGATTCCTTTTGATTCAAAAAACCTTTGGTAAATCCAATGTTCTTTGGTAGATGGATTCAGTATTAATATTATTCTGTTCTGTTTTCCCTTTTGCCGTATGGATAGGTTTATTTTATCGAATGTTGCTTCGTCGGTAAGTTCTTCAGCTTCATCTAATATCCACGTTGTAACGCCTTGTAATGATTTAAGGTTAGCTGTTTGGTCGCCTGATGAAGTCTTTAAACCTCTAAATATAATTTCGCTTCCGCTTTCCTTATTTATTATTTCTGATTTGTTTATTTGAAAAAAATCATTTATTTCTAACAACTCTATTTTTTCTTTAAATTCAGGTATAATTGAAAGGTGCGCAGATGTCATTGTTTGACGTGTAAATAGTATTTTATGTCCTTTTTCAAATGACAAAAGGCTGGTAAACCTACCAACCTCAAAAGATTTACCACTTCCTCTACCACCAGTCAAGACAAAGTATCTTGTTTTATTTCCTAATTCATTCCACTTCTTTTCGTGCCTCTTTATCATAAATTTTAGATATATCAAAGGTTTGATTTTTATTAGTATTCTCACTTTCGATAAACTGCATAGATAACTTTTTTAGTTCTTCAGGCGTTGCAATTAGTTTCATCAAAGCCATCTGTAATGCTGGAGCATTTGAGGTGTACCATTTAGAGCGCATTGAAACTTTTAAAGTAGTTCGGTTAGTGTCTAGTAATGCTTTTAGTTCGTCATATTCGTTGGAATCAGGAGGAAAATGGTCATAAAAATAATTCTTTGAGCAAGGCAAAAAAGCAACGATGTCCTCAATAAAAAATAGTTTATTTTTTACTGTTACTTCTTTTGCTTGTTCAAAAATTTTTTTCTTATCGTATGCCATTATTGTCTTCCATTAAGTGGATAATATCTT